TAGGAACTTCATTCTACCATGCTGGAAAATCACTATGGATTTTTTTGTTAGGTGTCCAACTTCATTATGCAATCAACCATATTTTTTAAACGTGTCACGTCTGTCGATGGCAAATAAAAGAATTTTAACATTTGCGAACAAAAATACTGCGCCAATATTGACGCAGCTATATATGATCTTCAGGCCCCACCCCTGCCACTATATAAAAATATAGATAAAATGAAGATATTACCCGTCGGCTGTTTCGCGGCTCCTATCCGACAACACTTACTATTTACTTTTTCTTCTGGAATCCGCTTTCGTGTACCCCTAACTGCGCCTGCTTGTAGAGTTGATTCCCCAACACCGAGATTCCGCAGGACAGAACCCCCTGTATAGTAGAGTTAATACCCCAACCGAGAAGCACATTAGCTGATAGGATTGCCGTTAGCAACAGTATCCAGGGTATTGTCCAATCGACTATTTTAGGTGTTGCCTTAAGAAATACGCCTATAACATATGCCAATTATGCTATGGTAATCAAAAGCCGCATCAATCCTTATTTTAAGGACAAGGGGCTTACGCTCTCGGAACTTACTCCTAAACATATTCAAGACTACTATCTATATAGCTTGAATGTGGAGAAGGTAAGCGCCAATACAGTGATTCATCGTCACGCCAATATAAGAAAGGCGCTCCAATACGCACTGAAGCTCGGCTTGATCGACTTCAATCCAGCAGATAGAGTAGAACGACCAAAGAAGAACAAATATGTGGCTACCACCTACAACGAAAAGGAACTGGAAAACCTGTTTTCCGTCGTCAAAGGCAAGCGTATCGAGTTTGCCGTCACCCTTGGCGCATTCTACGGTTTGCGCCGGAGCGAGATTGTCGGCATAAAATGGGACGCGATCGATTTTGAACGCAAAACCTTCACAATCAAGCACACCGTCACAGAGGTTATGTTGGACGGTAAGGTAACTATGGTTGACAAGGAGCGGACGAAAACAAAGTCCAGTTATCGCACGCTGCCGTTGGTAAAACCGTTTGAGGAGCTGCTGCTTCGTATGAGAGCGGAGCAAGAAACCAATCGACGGGTATGTGGCAGCGCGTATAGCAGGAAGTATTTGGACTACATTTATGTGAATGAGTTGGGCGAGCTTGTAAGACCAAACTTCATTACACAGAACTTCACTATCGTCCTTGCAAATAATAAGTTGAAAAAGATCAGATTTCACGATCTTCGGCATAGCTGCGCCAGTCTCCTGTACGCACATGGTGTGAGCTTGAAAGAGATTCAGGAATGGCTTGGGCATAGCGATATATCCACGACTTCCAACATCTACACCCACTTGGATTACAGTTCAAAAGTGTCCTCGGCGAATGCGATTTTAAGTGTTTTTCCTACCTGACATTCCTCCGAAGCAGGAGGAATACAGCCGAAATAACAATACTTTTCTTAAAATCGAGGCCTTTTGGAAGGATAAGAAAAGCCCGAAAACCTTAGATGTTATGCGGGTTTTCGGGCATGGTGCAGCAAGGCAATCCAAATCCGAACCGTTTTTATTGCTGATAGCTTCCTGCAATTCCGCGAAGGTGATGGTTTTCGTGCCTTCCTTGTAGTTGAAGGTGATCACCATTTTATCATCGTACAGGAAAATCGCATTGATGAAGGTGTCGATGAGCATCTTGCGATGGCTCTGTTGCCGCACATCCAGCTTGCGGAAGCGGTGGAGCCAGAAGGTCATAAACTCTGCGCTGACCTTGGGCTTTGCCAGCTTTTCGCAGGCAAGCCTGTTCTCCAGCTCGTCGCGGCGGTTTTCCAGCTCCTCCAGCCGCTCCTTTGTGGAGCGCGTCAGGATGCCCTGCTGGATGGCGCCCAGCAGATTGCTGATGGCGGTTTCCGCTTCACGGAGCTGCTGCTCATACAACGGCACGTTCACATTGTCCCTGTCCTGCAAGTCCATGAGCATGGATACGATGGCCTCGATTGCTTTGTCATCCATGACCATTTTCATGGTTTCACCGACCACCAAATCCTCGATCCATTCTTTCCTGACGGGCCTCTTGTGGCACTCGGTGCGCTTCTTTTTGACCGACACACACTT